GGAAATACCTATAAATTAACGGGCACATTCGCTCCGTTGAATCAAATTTTAGGAATTTTTAAGTTTGGAAGATAAATTATATATATATGTATATATAAATAAGTTATAAACATAAAACAATATGAGCAAAAGAAAAAGTTTCGAAGAAAAAAATAATTATATTCACCCAACTCGTAAAAAAATTATTGATACGGTATTTGGGAGAGAAGATAACACACAACGTGTGCATGGTTATGAATCTGAAGCTGAAACTAAAAGAGAAGTAGGTGAAATTTGGACTGATAAGGAAGGCAAAGAGTGGGAGCAAAAGGAAGGATATAAAATATCAGTTTCTCAAATGGACGAGGTTAGACAATATTTGGATAAATTAAATAATTGTCAATCTGAAAAATGTGATACTATACAATATAGTAATGCAGATAAGAAGATAATTCGTAAGACAGGATTGTGTGTAACTTGTTTAAGAAAGTTAGAGCAAGAATTGAAGCATGATGGAGCATATCCATTTTACGAAGATTATAAAATAACAAATAATCAATTATCATATGTTATTGATTTGAAAGCTCAATTCGAAGAAGGATTGAGAGGTGTATCGCACGCATTGGAATTTGTTAATGAAGATGGTACTATTCAAAAATGGCATTATGATATTGATATTGATAAAGTAAAAGAAGATTTACAAAAAGATATAGATGGTGCTACCGAAGCAATTGAAGCTCTGTTGGAGAGGAAAGCAGCATTAGAAGATAAGTTACGTGAACTTAATCATTCAGAGCTTATAAAAAATTAATTATGAAAAAATTATTGAATTTCAAAAACATCGCTATTGTAGCATTGATTATTTATTGTTTACTACAATGGTTTAATCCAGGTGGTGTAATGCCAGGTGGAAGAACTATCAGAATTGATGGTAAAAAGTATGAAGTTATCAAACACGAAATCGATACGGTTGATGTGATTAAAACAAAAGTGGTAACTAAGAAGGGTGATGATATCTATCACGAAACAATCGTTGAAAAAGAAGTATTAATTCCTGCAGTTGTAGATACCGCAGCATTATTAAAAGATTACTATTCAAAAGTATTATATAAAGATGTATTGGTATTGCCAGATTCATTAGGAACTGTGGCTGTAACCGATACAATTTCACAAAACAAAATCTTAGGTAGAACTTTCAATGCAAATGTTAAGCAAAGAACTATCAAAGAAACTATGATTGTTAAAGAGCCAGCTAGAAACCAAGTTTACTATGGTTTAACAGGTGGATTCAATAAAGCAGATGTTGTTTCTTCAATAGGAGCAGGATTAATGTTGAAAACTAAAAAAGATAAAATATATCAATTTACTTTAGGTGTAAATAATAGAATTGTAGATGGTACTACCGGTGGATTATCACCATATGTTGGATTCGGTACTTATTGGAAGATTAAAGTAAAAAAATAAATGAGTAATCAGGTTCAGCAAAATACTAAGAATTTAAAGCAGATTATTGCTGAAGAGTATAGAAAGTGTGCGTTAGACCCAATATACTTTATGAAGAAGTATTGTGTCATTCAACATCCCACACGTGGTAAAATTCCATTTCATCTATATCCATTTCAGGAAAATTGTTTAGATGAATTCAAAGATAATAGATTTAACATCATTCTTAAATCCCGCCAATTAGGTTTATCAACCCTATCGGCGGGCTTTATACTTTGGAAGATGTTATTCAACCAAGACTTTAATGCGTTGGTTATTGCAACTAAAGTAACTGTTGCAAAAAACTTAGTAGAGAAGGTAAGGGTTATGCACGATTTATTACCTATTTGGTTAAGAGATGGTTCAACGGCAGCAGCTGAAGATAACAAACTATCGCTTAAATTAAAAAATGGTTCTCAAGTAAAAGCAATCGCATCTTCTCCAGATGCAGGACGTTCGGAAGCCCTATCACTATTGGTAGTGGATGAGGCGGCATTCATTAGAGATATCGATGAAATTTGGTTATCGGCACAATCAACTCTATCAACGGGTGGTAGTGCTATTATTCTTTCTACACCAAATGGTGTGGGTAACTTCTTTCATAAAACTTGGGTAGCAGGTGAAGCAGGGCAAAATGGTTTCAATTGTATTAACTTACATTGGACTGTACACCCTGAAAGAAATCAAAGTTGGAGAGATGAACAAACTCGAATTTTGGGAGTTAAAGGAGCAGCACAAGAATGTGATTGTGACTTCATTGGTTCGGGTGATACCGTAATCGACCCGGCACTATTAACGTGGTATAAAGAAACATATGTAATGGAGCCCGTAGAAAAAAGAGGATTCGATGGAAACCTTTGGATATGGGAACATCCTAATTACAACAGGCAATATATGATATCTGCCGACGTGGCGAGAGGAGATGGTTCGGATTATTCCACATGCCAAATTATTGATATCGAAGATTCATCGCAAGTTGGGGAATATAAAGGTAAAATTGATACAAAAGATTTTGGTAACTTTTTAACTGCATTAGCAACCGAATATAATAACGCATTATTAGTAATTGAAAATGCTAACGTTGGTTGGGCATGTATTCAGCAAGTAATCAATAGAGGGTATCCGAATTTATTCTATATGAGTAACGATTTACAGTATGTAGATACTGAAAGACAGATGAGTAACAAATATTATAGAGAAGAAAGAAGTATGGTAGCAGGATTTTCTACTACATCTAAAACTCGTCCTCTTATTATATCCGCATTAGACAATTATATAAAGGATAAAGATATCTTAATTCGTTCTAGTAGATTAATTGATGAGTTATTTACTTTTATATGGCATGGTGGTAGAGCTGAAGCAATGAAAGGATATAATGATGACCTTACGATGTCATTGGCAATAGGGTTATGGGTAAGAAATACAGCGTTAAGATTAAGACAAGAAGGTATTGATTTGACAAAGAGTATGTTGAACTCAACTACTATACAAAATGATACAGGAGTGTACGCTTCAAACTGGCAACAACAACGTAATCCATATGAAATGGACTTGGGTAGAGGGCAAACTGAAAACTTAACTTGGTTACTTCGATAATTTTTATATATTTATATGTTGAAACTATAAAATAGATTAAAATGATAAAATTAGGCGGACTTATAGACTTACATCCATTAAAAGAAATGGATAATCCTTGTTGGAAAGGATATGAAATGGTAGGTACAAAGAATAAGGATGGTAAAGAAGTACCAAACTGCGTACCAATCAAAGAAGCAGATGAAAATGAACCAACTGAATATGATGTAGAGAACGGAGAGGATATGAAAGAATTCGTTCAGTTTATGAGAGAATATACTCAATATTTAGCAGAAGCAAATTGTAATTGTGTATATGAAGCCGAATATCAAGGTAGAAAAGTACAATTAGGTAAACCAATGCAGGGTGATGTAAAGAAATTTAAAGTTTACGTTAAAAATGGTGAGGGAAATGTAGTGAAAGTAAACTTTGGTGACCCTAATATGAGAATTAAAAAATCTAATCCTGATAGAAGAAGAAGTTTCAGAGCTAGACACAATTGTGATACACCCGGTCCGAGATGGAAAGCGAGATATTGGAGTTGTAGAAAATGGTAATTTATTTGTTAATATCAAATAATTTCCATATCTTTAAAACAAACTATAAAATAACAAATGGCAGATAAAACATTTTTCGGTAGGTTACAAAAATTATTTTCAACCAAAACCATCGTTCGTAAAACATCTAAGGGTGTAAAGGTAATAGACACCGATGAGTATCAGAGTTTATCAACAAACTTAGTAGATAGATACACTCGTATGCGTACTCCGCAATATAGTGGTGGATTGATAGAATCAGCGATGGCTTATCAGCAAGTTCGTATAGATTTATTCAGAGATTACGATGGTATGGATAACGACCCAATCATTGCATCAGCATTAGATATATACTCCGATGAAGCAACTGTAAAAAATGAATTAGGTGATGTATTAAAAATTAATTGTGCGAATGAGAATACAAAAGAAATATTGCACAACTTATTCTATGATATTCTTAATGTAGAATTCAATTTATGGCCTTGGACAAGAAACTTAGTTAAATATGGTGATTTCTTTTTACAATTAGAAATTTCACCTGAATTGGGTATTGTAAACGTAATGCCAATGTCTGTTTACGAAACATCGAGAGTAGAAGGATTCGATGACCAAAACCCACAAAGAGTTAAATTTGTATATTCACCATTCCAAAATCCAAACAGCGCCTTATCAATGGCATCTGCAAAAAAAGAATAAGAAAACTATGAAGTAGCACACTTCCGTTTATATTCTGATTCAAATTTTTTACCATATGGTAAATCTATGGTAGAAGGTGGTAGAAGAGTTTGGAAACAATTAATGTTAATGGAAGATGCGATGTTAATCCATCGTATTATGAGAGCACCTGAAAAGAGAATCTTTAAAGTAGATGTTGGTAATATTCCACCAACCGAAGTTGATAACTACATGCAGAAAATTATCAACTCATCTAAGAAAGTTCCATTCTTAGACCCACAAACGGGAGAGTATAACTTAAAATATAACGTTCAAAACTTAATCGAAGATTACTATATGCCAGTTCGTGGTAGCGATAATGGTACATCTATCGATA